GGGCTGCGGGGTTGTTCGCAGCCAGCGACAGAACAGGTACGATTTTCCACGTTCGGCCTCTTATCCAGGTCGATCCATACCCCGGGGGTGTTAGCGCACCCGCCGGGGTCCTTTGTGCCAGGTCTTCTAATGTCCGCGAGCGGCGAGAGCGGCGCGGATGCGTGATTGCGGCACCGTGGCCCGACCGATGCGTTTCGGTTTCTCCGAGTTCGGGCGCGGATATGCCTTCGGGCGGCGTTTCGAGTTCGCGCGCGCCAGCAGGTCGTACAGATCCGCGAGAATCCACGCCTCGGGTGACCATGGGCGGTCCCATCCGGCGACGGCGGCGCCGAGCCGTGTCGACCCGTCGTTGATGAGGGTGCGGGTGAGTGACCAGGCTTCCCGCCACGACATTGACTCGCCGATCACCTCGGCGGACAACTGGAATCGTTGGCGGAAGTCGTAATCGAAGGCTTCGCGGTGCTCCTCCAGGAGGCGGAGAAGCTCCGTTATTCCCCCAGGGTCACCCCGGCGTGGTCCTGCCACGCCTGCATGACCGCGTTGAACCCGTCCATATCCATGTCGTCGAGAGCCTCAAGCGAGGACTCGTAACCTGACCCGTCCTTGCAGATCTCTTCGAGGATCGTGTACGTACCGTCGACCCCGTCGAGCTTCCGGACCCGGCGGATGAGCGCCGATTTCCACGAACCGAACTTCGGCAGCGTGTAGGTGTTGCCGTCGTGCTCGAACTCGAACTCGGTGCCGGCGGCGGGTTTGCGGTCCTGCGGGGTTTTGCGCGTGACCATTAACGTCTCCTATGGAGTGTGCGCGGATATTGGACGCGGGGCGGGGTCCGCGCAGATCACCCACCCCGCGCGCTCAAGACGTCGCATCCAGCGACGAATACCATTTCTTGACCGAGGCGGGTTGCCCGTCCTCGGTGAGGATCTTGGTGGACGGGTACGCGGTGATCGTGACTTCGTAGCCGATGGCCTCGCCGTTGGCGTAGACCTGTTCACCGACCTCGGTGACTTCGCCCGAGGCAATGTAGGCGCGGATGAAGTCGTCGCCGTCAATCACGTCGAGCACAAAAGACTTACGTCCGCCGGTGCGGGACGGGATGATCGAGATCGATCCGTCGTCGGCGACCGGGGTGCCGTAGTACAGCTCGACCGTCTCGTTCTTCGTTTCCACCAACCGGGCGGCGTAAGACATCGACGCCTCGGTGACGACCTCCCGCAGGATGTCCGCGTTCTGCCACGCGCGCAATTGCTCGGTGGAGCGGTCGCGAGTCTCGGTGACACCGTCCTCGGAGACATAGCCGAGATCATCGAACCCGGTCAGGGGTGAGTCGGCGTCGGTCGGGGCTTCGGTGTCTAGCGGGCCGACGCTTATTGCGCCGGTAACGGCGACGCGTACATTTGCAGAGTTCAACGCCATGACGGCATCCCTCCATAATGGTGAATAATGTGGATGCCACCGGCGCGGAACGGTGGTGAGTGAAGACCGGGGATTCCGGTCGGGGGTCAGATCGCGGTGCCTCGGGTCTGTACCGAGAAGGTCATGGTGTAGCGGGCCTGGTCAGACACCGGGTCGGGCAGGTGCGCCGGTCCGGCGAACTCCTGCACGCGGTAGACCTGGACACCGCTATCCAATGTGGTGGCCTGCGCGGCGTGGATCAACGCGCGAACCAGTTGGATCAGGTCGTGGGCTTGCCCTGGCGTGGTGGCCCAGCATTCGACCGCGACCGTCGCGTCGTCGACGATGAGGCTTCGTCGCGGCCCACCCACCCGCGCGACCGTGGCGAACCGGGCCGGGCGAGGGTGAGGGACGCGGACATGGGCGGTGGCGGTGTCGCCGCGGGCGGCCAGTTCGGTAGTCAGGTATTGCTGTAGTGCGTCCTCGACGTCGGGGAACGCGATTGCCTCGGCCATGTCAACGCCCGGCGTCGATGGCTCGCGTCAGCGCCCGGTTTTCGGCCTCGGCGCGACGTGACGCGTGGTCGGTGGTGCCCACCGATGCGCGGGCACGATTCGGCCCGTTTCCGGCGCGCACCTCGAACCCCGGCCCGGCGACAACGGCGATGCGCTGAGCGCGGCGCTTCAGGTCGCCGAGCACCTCGGGAGACTGGAGCAGTTGCCGGACACCGTCGCGGTTGAGTTCGATACGAATCTTGGCCATGTCAGCCCTCCGCTCGTTTCAGTTGCGCCTCAATGTGCGCGAGGGCGCCCGTTGGTGACTTCCATTGTCGAATGTTGCCGTCGACTTCGCAGACGATCCCGTCGTGCCGCACCCGGTCTAGGGCCGTGATGTCGGCATTGGCGGGGGCGTACAGGTTCCACCGGTTGATCACGGCGTCGCGGCGGCCGTGGATCTCGTCACCGGTGGCAGGTTGCACCCGGCACCCGGGCACGACATGTTCGGTCGCGTTGTCCCAATCAGGCATGAGGTCACCGCGCTCATTGATCCACGCGGGCCGGATGACAACGATGACCTCGCGTTTGAACGAGACACCCATTACCGGAACCCGTCGGGGAGGCTGAACCTACTGAGGATCGCCTGTGTCTGTGGGGTGATCGCTTCGCCGACGCTGTAGCTCACCGATTCGCCTCCGGCGGTTTCCTGCCGGACACCGGTCTGTCGCCCGCCCAGTTGCGCGAGTTCGGCGACGAGCATGAGCAGCGCGGGCGGAACCTCCTCGAACCCGTGAGTTATGTCAAGTTCGACCGTCTCGTCCCCATAGGGGAACCAGGGTCCCGACACCATCCCGGAGCGGGATTTACGCCACCCGGTGATTGCCTTCGGGTTTTCCGGGTTGGTGACGTCGGCGACTTCGTGCACCTCGGTGAGATGCAGGGTCGGCAAGAACAGGGTCCGGCCGCCATCGCAGTCACGAAGCAGGGTTTCGCGGCGTGACGGTGCGATGTGCCAGCCCGCTTGAATCCTGATGGCATCCACAACGGAATCCACAACCGACTCTGGGAACGGGGCGCCGGGGAAATCGAGCAGGTCATCGGGTGATACCAGATCATTGGCCATCGTCGCACCTCACGCCAGAATCGTCAGTGAACAGTGGCAGTTGGCGACCTCGTCGGCGCCGCCCTCGAAATCACCCGGCCAGTCCAGGCCGTTGCTGAAGCGTTCACCAACGGGTACGGTTTCGCCGCGCATCCGAGCGTGGGAACTTCGCGGGTTGGTCGAGTGGACCCGCCAGATCTTCGCGGATGCCCCCGAATGCGTGGCGACGTCGCGGGACGCGAACCCGGCGGCCGTGGTAACGATGGACAACGCGATCGATGCCCGCCGTGATGTGGTCATTTCCGTCAAGACACTGTCGACGTCGTCGGTGGCGTCGAGGTGTTCACGGGTCTTGTCGTTGATGGTGGACGCGGCGATCTCGGCGTTGCGCAGTAGCCACGCGTCCATGATCGCCGGGTCGTAGTCGGCACCGAGCGCGTGCGCGACCAGTAGAGCGATCTCGGAGGCGGTGGAGGTGTTGCGCGACAACAGAACGTCTCGTAGTACCGCATCCCACCGTTTCGCCAGCAGCACACGGGCGCCGGCGTCGTTCCGGGCGGCGATGTCGGCGGCCATGGCGTCGAGCAGGTCACCGAGCGCGGCGAGGTTAGCGCGGCGGTGCCGCTCCCTCACCAACGGGTACCGGGTGTCAACCCGCATTCTTCTTCTGCTTCGAACTGGTCGCCTTCCGCGCGACCTTGGGCGGCTTCGCCTCGGTGGTCTCCGGTGCCGCCTGAGCCGTCGTCTCCATAGGCGGTACAACCTTGACGCCGTACTCGGCCAGGACCCCGGCCAACTGGGCAGCGCGGCCACGTCGGCCCTGCGCGACCGCAGTGTCGTAGTCGCGGCGGTACGCCTCGATGTAGGCGGCCTTGATGTCACGGGTGGCCATGATGTCCTCTCGGTGAGCGGCGGCCACCACCGAAATGGTGGCCACCGTCGGGGTCAGGAACCGTCGTCGACGTCGAACGTCGGCGCGACCAGGCCGGCACCGCCGATCTCAACGATCGACTTGGGGTACCGGGCGCCGGAGAACGCGATGTAGCCGTACACCTGCAACCGAGTGGTGAGCGTGCCGGAACCAACCTCGGGCAGAACCCGCGACCGGATACCCGACTCCCACAGCAACAGGTCACTGGCGCGCAGCACGAAGATCACGTCCTCGTTGGTGCCGGTGCCCAGGTTGGTGGGAATGTTGGGGTCGGTGACGACCGGCAGGCCGTGCATCTGACCCACGACCTGCTCTGCGGCAACCGCACCGAGGGTGGCGATGTTGTTCTGCGGGTTACCGGCGTTCGGGGTCACCAGGGGGCGACCGGTCGAGTCGACCGCGGCCAGCAGCCACGCCCAACGACGGGGGTGCATCACGATCACGCTCGGCGGCATGAACCGCAACGTGTGGACGCGCTGCACGGCATCGGCGATCTTCGCGTACACCGCCGCCACCGAGGTACCGGTGACCGCGACGGTCTCGATACCCGCCGTGGAGCGGATACCCGTCACCTGACCGGCCGAACCGGTTCCGGCGATGACCTGCAAGTCAACCTTCGTGGCGTAGTCGGCCATCAGGTCGCGGAACACGACCTCGTCGAAGTTCACCGGCGACTGGTCGAGCAGTTGGATCGCGAGATCCTGTTGACCGGCGACCGTGCGAACCGGAGCCATCACCGAGGTGTCGGTCAGGTCCGTCTCCGACACTTCGGCGTTGTCGGCGGTCTGGATGGCTGTGGTGGTGCCGGTGGCGACCTTCGGAATGTTGATCGAGTCGGTGCCCGGAGGCAACGGCTGCGAGTCCATCAGGTTCGCGGTCGCCCGGCCGGCGCGCGCCAGGTCCACCCACTGCGACATCAACCAGGCCGGGGGTACGAAGTATCCGCCGTTTCCGTCGGTGCGGTTCAGGTCGCGGTACTCGGTGCCAGTGGCGACGTCCTGGGCGTGACGGACCAGGCGGTCACGGGCGGACCCGTCACCGTCGAGGTTCAGTTGCGCCCGCGCGAGGTCGCGGAAGTATGAGTTTCCGTTGCCGCGTTCGTAGATGCGGCCTTCGGTGACGCGCGCGTTCGCGGCGGATTCGGCCTTACGGACGGCCAGCGCACCGGCGGTCAGTTGAACCTCGCGCTCGGCCTCCTCGGACAGCTCGGTGATCCGCTCGTCGTAACTGCGGATCTCGCCGTCCTTGTCCTTCAGCGACTTCGTCAACTTTCGGAACTCGGCGTCTTCCTCGGTGGACAGGTCCTCGCGAACCTCCTCCTCGGCAAGGTCAACGATGGCCTTCCGCTGGGCGAGCAGGGTTTCCCGCTCGGTAGCGGCGGTTTCGCGGCGCTTGATGAGCCGCTTGAGACGTTCATCCATGACGGACACGTCCTCTCTGCCCGTTGTGGGCATGGTTGGGATCGGTGTCGGTCCGGGTGATCGCGGCGTCAGTCACCTGGTGCAGCGGCGCGCGGGTGCGGGTGCTGCGGCGAGGCGGTGAGGTGCGACCGGCGCGAGCCGGTGATGTTTGCGACTCCGATCTACGGAGTCGCGAATGACGGGCCTTCTTCGAGAAGGCCAGTTTCAGGGGCCACGCTCAGGGCGCGGTGGTCAGTTCGGCAGGTAGTGCTAGCCGTTGGGCCAGCATTGGGGGCAGTACCGGCCTCGGTTGCGGTCGTACCACCATCGACGGATGCCGCGGCGGGGCGGCTCCTTAAACCGGCAGCACTTCGGGTCGGTGCGGCGGTGCATCACTCGGCTGCCAGAGCGCGGGCCTCAGCGAGGCTCATGCCCCGCTTGGCCTTCGGAGCGACATCGCGCAGCAGGCTGCCGAGTCGCCGGTGTGCCTCTGCGAGGTCATCACGAGCGATCGAGCGGGCCTCAATGAGCGCCTTGTCGTCGCCGAGAACATCAAGCAGCGACCGCAGGGAAGCGGAGGTGGCTGGGTTCGCGCCGTGGTTCACGATCGACACGTCGCCGCGGTCGAGGCTCACCTCGGTGAGGCGGCGCTCGGTCTCGTCGGCGCTCCATTCCTGACGGATCACCCGGAACGCGAAGGACATTTCGTCCATGTCGCCACGTTCCATCTTGTACTCAAGCCGCTGTACGTCAGGGTCGCGCCGGTTGAGCGGCGCCTTGACGAGTAGACCTGTCCGGTCCGCCGACAACGTCAAGGTTCCGCTCTTGGTGCGAGCCAACGGCATCCCCTCATGGTTGATCAGCAAGTGAACGTCCGGCTTGCCGCGCAATGTCTTGTCGAATGCCTTCCGGTCGACGGTCTCCGAGAAACCGCCAGCGTCGGGGCCGCCGTAGATGTCATACGGGGCATCGAATACTGAGGCATAGCCGGTGAGTGTGAGAGTGTCGCCGTCGGCGCGTAGCTCGAACTCGCGCGCGGGAAGGTGGCGGCGCTCGGTGACGCCCGCCAGGCGGGCAGCGCGCGATGCGGTCATGATTCGTCATCCTCTTCAGGATCGGGGTCGGGGGTCGGCGCGGAATCGGGTTGGTCGGTGGGGTCGTAGCCGAGGGGCGCCATGTTCATCGGTTGGATGTAGGTCTGGCCTTCCCCGTTGGGGAGTGGCGCCATGTCTTCCTTGGCGCGGATCTCGTCAACGTTCATCCATCCGCCGATGCGAGCCACCGAATAGGCGTCGTAGCGCGCCTTCTGGTCACCGCGCAGCAGGCCGTCAACCTTGAACTTGACGAACTGGCCGCGCGGCAACAACTGGTTGAGCGCGGCCTCGATGCAGGAGATCCAACCGCCCAACGTGTACGTGACGAAACCGATGGACTGCTGCTCGATGCCCGAACCCCACGACGTGGACTTCTCGACGTCACCGATCATGTGCGGCGGAACCCCGAACAGGCGAGCGATCTCACCGACTTGGTATTGCCGGGTTTCGAGGAACTGGCTCTCGTTCGGCATGATCATGATGGGCCGCCACTTGAACCCGCCCGACAGGACCGCGGGGAGGCGCCGGCCACCGTGGGTGGAGATCCATTGTTTCTGTGCCCGGCGGACCTGGTCGTCGTTGAGATCCTGGTCGGTCTCCAGGACACTCGACGGGTTCGCGGAGTCGCCGAAAAACCGCGCGCCGTACTTCTCCGCCGCAAGGGACAGTCCGATGCCTTGCGCGGCTTGACGGATCGGCGACAGCCCCTCGATCTGACCGGGGAGCGTGAACCGTTTGATGTGGAGGATGTCGGCGCGTGGCACCTCGACGCCCCCGATCCGATAGATCGGGACGTGCGGCAGGCCATCGCCCTCCAGCGTGATCGTGACGTCGTCGGGGTGGATCGGGAGGATCTGTGTGGCGTATTCGAGCCGGTCTCGCGCGGTGATCAACCCGATGGCGTTACCCCGCAACACCAGGCTGGTGGCCATTTGGTGCATCCACTCGAACCGGCTCATCCCGGGGTACGGCTGGGCGATGAGCGACGGCGCCGGGTTGATCTCCTGCCTCGCAGTGTCTCGTTTACGGAACGCATCAACAGGCAGCATCGACAGGGAGTCGGCGATCAGGCGGACGCACGCGAACACGGTGGCGTGCTGCATCGCCGTCCGGTCATTGACCGGAACACCCGCAGCCACACCGATCTCGGAGTTGCGGGGGATCGCATTCGATGAGGTGACCGCGCGTTGCTCGCCGAGCGATTCGACGAGGCGGGACAGGATGCTCACGAGTCACCTCGCCGCGGCGGGTCCAATGCGACGCCTACCGCGACCAGGCCGAGGCCGGCGACGGTGACCCCGATCCACGGCGCCAGCATCCACAGGCCCACAGCGACCGCGGCGATACCGGCGAGTTCGAGCAGGGTGGAGGCGAGTCTCATATGTAGTACACCTCCTCGTCGTCGAACAGGGATTCGTCCCAGTCGTGAATGGTCGGTGTCTTGGTAGGTTCGGGTGCTTTCGGGCCGATCAGCCACGCGGCGCCGATCACGGCGATCAGTGGGGAGGCGTCGGCGGCGGATTTACGGCGGTCGATCACCCACGAGTCGCCGAGGGGTTTCGCGGCGGCCGTGGCGACAGCGACGTCAAGGATCGGCTGTATCCGGTGGCGGACCGTGGCTTGTCGGACGTGGTCGTACATGCCGCCGGTGGCTCCACCGAGGTCGCCGCCCTTCCACGGCTCCACCTCGATACCGGCCTCAAGCATCGCGTCGATGAGGCTCGACACGGGCGCACCGGACGCCTGGACAGCGACGCGCGCACCTTGTACGGCTTCGGAACGGTCGGGCGAGGTCAGCCACGGCACGATCCAATCGGTACCGGCCCGGGAAGCGATCACCTCGACATGCAGAAGACCGTCATCTCGGAACCCGGCGAGGCCGATGTGCCCGGTCGAGCGGTCCCACGACACGTCGACGCACAACCCGATCGGGGAGTCCGTCGCGATCTGTGAGTCGGCGTCGAGGCAGGCATCCCACGAACCCGGCGGGTAGAGCCCTTCGAGCGACCCAGCGGCCCACTGGCACAACACTTCGGTGCGGAACACCCATTCGGGGTCGGTCTTGCACGCGGCGGCAATCGTGCGCTCGGTGATCGTGTACCCCATCGACGGGTTGGCTTGTCCCCATCCGTCGCGGTCAGAGACCGGGCAACCCGGCGGGGCGGACCATTCGAACAGGCCGAGAGTGTCCTCGTCGACGTTGTCCATGTCGTCGTCGGGTTCCTCGTTCTCATCGAGGATCGCGCCGGGATGGTCGTCGGCGTTGATGCCGTCGGGGTCGCCGATCGCGGCGTGCGCCATTCGACGCAGGTACGCCAGCACGATCGAGGTGGAGTCGCCAGCGTTCGACAGCGCCAGGATCAACGCCATCGCGCGGGCCATGGTGGTCTTGGTGATTGCGCCCCACGCATCCCACGACTGGTGTTCGCGCAGTTCATCCAACAGGATCAGGTCACCGGAGAGGCCACGGCCGGCGCGCCGGTTGGCGGCCTTCACCTTGTAGCGTTCCCCGCTGGTCAGGTTCAGCGACTTTTTGCCGTTGACCATGACGACCTTGTCGCGCAGTTCCAGCAGCTCAGGGCGAACGGGGTTGTCATTCTCGTCGGTCTCTTCGACCAGGTCGACCGCGCCTTGCCAGACTTCTTCGGCGGTGTCGAGATCCTGCGCGGTTCCCAGGATGAGGGGCCACCCGTACACGTACATGGCCCACAGCGCGAGCACCTGGGAGAGGGTTGACTTTCCGTTCTGTCTGGCCACCAACACGACCACGGTTCGGAACCGCAATGTGTTGTCGGGCAGCAGCTCCAGCATGTGTATGAGTAGCCACCGTTGCCACGGCAGGAGGTCGATTTCCAACATGTCGGTGGCGAAGTCGATCACCGAATACCCGAGGGTTCGGCGTTCGGTCACCGGTGAGCGTGGTTCCAGTTTCCGCAGTGGGGGAGTGAAGATCCGAGGAGTCTCGGAGCCGAAGCGTTTAGGTTTTCGGGCGCGGGATCGCGCGGAGCTTGCCGAGCTTGCCACTGGGCTTCTCCTCGTCCTTCTTCGGCAGTTTCACCCGCCCTTGTGGAGTTAGCCCGAGTTGTTCGCAGTATTTCAGGTAGCTTGGGATCGATACGTTGTCGTTCGCCGGAACTACGGGCCGTCCACCGTCACGATCGGCGACATCATCGAGCGCCCACGACACGATCACATCCCACGCGTCGATCTTGCGAGCCAACAGGCGCAGCGCCTGTACGGCTCCGTCGTCGGCGGGGGTGAGGTGGTCAGCGGCCTTGATCGCGGCTTCGGTCGCCTCGACGAGACTTCCCACGCCACCACCTCGCCATCAACTGCCAGACAGATTCGATCTGCTCTGTCTTGATCCACGACAGGTCATCACCGGGGCCGGCATCACGCCACGTAGGAGCGCGCACATCCGAGTACCCGAAGCGAGCGAGCTGGACACGTCCTCGTGTCAGCCGTTGGCGCCTTGGCGGTAGACCGAATACCCCGACGTTGAGCAATTCCCACCGTCTCCCGCACGCCATGCATTGCCACACGTCACCCGGTTGGGACCGGTTGGTCAGAATGTCACTGGCGTTGGGGCGGTCGCAGGTGTGCACGGTATCGGCTGCTTGGGGCTTTCTTGGTTCCCAGGACATCCGACCTCCCCTCCGTGCGCGACCCCGGTTCAAAACCCCGGGGGGAGAAGGACAGTTACCCGGCGACCAGGCCGGGCCGCCAGCCGCTGAAGTG